CAGTTTATTCTGATGTAAATCTTTTTTGGTATTTTTTATATGCCAATAACTCAATAAATCCATTTAATTTATTTGACACCGATACGGCAGATTTACTAAGTGAATATAGTACAAATACACAAATAAATTCAACAACACTTAGTGACGGGTATGATGTAATAGTTCCAGAAGGATCATTAATTTTACCTTGGGTAGCCAATTCTGGTGATACTTATAGTTATGGCTCTACTGGAAATTTTAGTCTAACTGGTGGATTTGGATTCATAAAGGAATTTAATCCATTTACAAAGGTAGCTACAATTATTCAACCAATTGGTGGTGTCACATTTGCCGTAAATCAAAAAGTAAATTATCTTGTAAATGGTGATACTTATAGTTCTATTGGATCTTATGGTGGTGAAACCAGATCAATTCAATATGTGCAAACTCAATTAGAAGCAACAAAAGAAATTAAATATGAAATTTATGGAAATTTACAAGTATTTGGTATGATGGAAGATGATTTGCCCATAACCGAAAAAACTGATAATTTTGGATTTACTGGTGCAACCAGTGCCATAAGTTATCAGCAATATGCACAAAACAAAAATACAAATATTCAATATTATTTACCATATACTTCAAAGTCGTTTCCATTTACAAAAATTACACAAAATTATATTGTCTAATATATGCCATACTATACACCTCTAGATTCTCCAATAAAATCAATTTTTCTTGGTGGTATTAATATAATACCACAAAATGATCTTTGTCGTTTTGAAAAAATTGAATTTACTGAAAGCGTATTTGATTTATTTCCAAATGGTTGTTTAGTTGTAAGAGATCTGAATGATGTTATAAGTTACGTTAACAATTTATCTAATAAAAATTTTACAATTACATATGATAATGGAAACAGCGAAACATTTTATATAAATGGAACTGTGCATTTAAATAACGCCGCATCAGAGACAGAAGAAAACTTTATTGGAATAAATTTTACAAATAAATTATTTCTTTTAAATCAAAATCTTTCTGTTACTAATTTATTAAAATCTTCTGGATTTCCACAAGTTTATAATATTGAAACTTTTTATTCTGAAATGGTAGCAAAAATAAAACAAAATTCTAATACTTCAGGCATTGATGCGCCCAAATTAACTAATTTGGGTTCAAGAAAATTTTCTAATGTAATAGCGTATCGACCAATAAATCCACTAGAAGGTAAAACTGATGAAGCCAGTGAAAATCCTATTCAGTACATGAATTATATTTCAAGCTTGGCTTGTGATTCAAATACTTCTCAACCAAGATTTTTATTTTGGACAGGATTTAATAATGATATTAATTTAAAATATTTTAGTGAAACTTTTGCCAATGAAACTGTATATGGTTATTATGGAGTATATCAACAAGATATTCCAAGTTTGATATCAGCGGGTGCGTTAAGAAAGAAAATTTACGTATTAACAACATCCCCTGCATATCAATATTTAAATAGACAGTATTATTATACAAGAAAAACACCAAAACTTTTAAATAAATCATCATCATCTACAACATCTGATGAGACTATTCTAATGAATCATCAGTTTTTGGATGATGGTACAAAGTATGATATTGAATTTGTAGTCGAATCAGGGGTCGTAAATAACTTATCGGGCACTATTGGATTAAGCTCTTTAGAATATACAAATCATTATGGATACTATAACAAAAATGATACATTTACTCCATATGGCAATTCTACTTTATTGGGAATGGAATATGGCGTAAGTGATGTTTACGCAAATAAAGATATTATGGGTGTGGTTGCTCCATATCCATTTATTGATAATCCAGAGATGTGGAAAAATATGTGGGATATGACTCCCGTACATCCTAATATAGGCACATCAATAACTGGATCTATTACAGCTACAAATACTAATTTACAAAAAGTTTTTCAAGTTAGAGAATCATCAAAAACTTCAACTTCTAAATTAGAAAAAATAAAAGAAATAGAATTACAAAATTTTGTTTATTATGTTCTTTGTTGTTTAAAGGAACCTGTAGATCAAATAGAACAAGAAGAGACTTTTTTTGCTTGTCTTACAGGATGGCAACTTGATACAACCAATCCAAAACTTGGTTTGAATGGTGAGCCTTTGACATATAGATATACTTGGAAACGAATTGGTGTAAATTTACTGTTTAATGACATTAATTTTTTTAATTTTACAAATCCAGAATTATCTCCTTGGGAACAAATGGATGAAGGTTCTGACCCACAAGATATTGAAACATGGGCTATAAATATAAATGAAAGAAAAAATTCTCTGTTAGGTGGCGATGTTTTAGGGGCATATTATGGTCCTGGTTGGTATACACAAAATTTAACAGAACCTGTTTTTAAAGATTCGGTTACTTATAGACCAATTGGCAATAGGGGTGGAAATTTAGAAGAATTCGTAGATGGTACTACCTGCCGTCATATTGTTATGATGAAAAAAATACCATTTATTCAAATTGTTTTAAACGCTAAAAATTATGAAGATGTAATTGGTATTGATCAGCAAAAGTTATTAGAATATATTGAAGCTTCAAAAGGAAAGTATCTATATTGCTTTGAACTATCTAACGTTACAGATGGTAAGTGCAATCCTATACAATAAGGAAATTTATGGCTGATTATATACCACAAGCTAAACAGATTAAAACAGTAAGTGCTGGTGAGGTAAGATATCTATTATATTCTCCCGGTTCACGGGATACTTATGAATGCGCAAATCCTTTTATTACTCGTGGACTAACTCAATCAGCCAGCACCTATGATGATTGTAAAAATAATTCATTATATGGAGCAAAGGTAAAAGCAGTTGCAGATGCTGTTGCTGGTGGAGAATTTATTCCTAATTGGTTTGGACCTCCATCTTTGACTGACGATACGCCTTCTTCAATTGATAGCGTTCTTATTGGAGATCTTTCTCCCGAGTGCGGTAGTATTGAAACCAAACTTGGTGCAGATTGGAAGGGTTGTTTTTGGGCTGCGCCTGATGCTTTGTTCAGCTGCGAATGCCCAGAAGTTGGTTCTAAGTACTTAGAGTACCTAAAACTAAGATTAAATGTGGCAACATTCTGGAATACTCCAGTAGAAACACCTATTAAAAGAAAAAGATTTTTAGATGCCATTACATATGGTCCAAAAATTACAATAGTAGTTGCTCCTGATCTCAGACTAAGACCTGGTGTTGTTATTGATGTTGCTGCAAATGCAATAAGCGGTTATAATACAAGTACATCAAATTCAGTAATAAGCAAAAAATATTATGTAATTTCTGTAAAAAGCACTCTTACAAATTCTGGTGTTGGAGAAACTGCAGTTACTGCTGTAGAACTTCTATACTAAATATTACGATGATAAATTTAAAAGATTTTAATATCTTAGGATTAAAAATTAGCTCCAGCGCAGAAAAAAAAGATATTGCGATGGTTACGGGTTTTAACGAATATATTCAAAAAATAGAAAATATTTGTAAAACACAAAAAGGTGAATTGCCATCGGACCCTTATGTGGGTTCTGATTACTATAATCTAATTTTTAATCCTTCTGGTATTCAAAATTTAATTGAAACAGATCTTGAAAATTATATACAATATGCTATCAAAGACATTAACAATATAAATGTTAGAATTAAATATTTTAATGATCAAAAAGTGATATTTGCTATAAAATTTTCTGCAGACACTTATTTAAAAAATCAACTGATGGAATGCACAATTGAGGTCCCACTGCAATGAGCTTAAACTTTAAAAATTTAGATGTTGCTTCTCTTGATTATAATGAAATTATAACATCATTAAAAAACTTTTTAAAGAGCGAACCTACTTTAAAAGATTTGGATTATGATAGTTCAGCCAGTGCAGTTAATATGTTATTGAACATATTGGCAACAGCAACGGCTTATAATGGTGTATATGCTCAGTTAGGTTATAAAGAATCTTTTGTTAGTACTGCTACTCTTTTACCTTCACTTGTTGGCTTGGCTTCTAATTCTTCTATACTTTTGGAAGTTAAAAAATCAGCATCTACAACCAGAAATATTATTACTTATGGCGCTCTGAGCGCATATACTCCGTTTTATGCAACTAGCACCAGAGGAACAAATTTATTGTTTTTTAACATAGAAGATGTTCCGGCAGCAACAACAAGCACAATAACTTTATATTGCGGATCCGAAGTTGTTCAATATGGTAGCTGGGATTTTAATAGTCAATCAATGACCTTGCCATTAACAGTAGATCCAAATACCATTACTATGGCATCAACTGATGTAGATGGAAATACTATTTCTTGGGAAAGAGTAGATAAATCAAATCCAGCCTCAACAACAACTGGTTATTATTTTACAGTTTTAAATACAGTTAATGGTTACTTGGTAACTTCTAATTTACCAGAATCGTTTGTTTTAACAAATGATTATACTGTTTACTGCAAAGCCGTTATTTCAAATGGCGCAGAGGGAAACGAAGCTACTTTAGCCACAAATAGCAGCTATGCTGGATTCTTAACAATTTCTACACCAACAGGCGGTTATGATTCTCTTTCCACAACAAATGCAAAATCAAAAATTAATTTTTCAGCAAGAGCACAACATCGTTGTGTTACTTTGACAGATTTTAAAAATGCAATATTGGCTTCTAGTATTGTAACTACATCAGAAGATCAAATAACTGTTGTCAATGCAGACCAACCAAGTACTATAAAAATTTATGTAAATGGTATCAGTGAATCTGAAAGCAATGATCTTATTACATACTTGAGTGACATATCAGTAGCTGGTATCAACTTAATATATTCACAATAAAATGCTTTTACTATTTAATAAAATTCCAGTAACGCTTGAGGTAAAACTCAAAAAAATGGTAGAAAATGCCAAAAGCACTTTAGGATCAGATTTTTATAATTTGGCCGGAAGTCCTTGGTTTGGCGATAAATTGACTGTAAAATCTTTATTTCCAAACTGGATTTATAAAGAATCTATAAAAGATCCTTCTAATGTATTAATTGTTAAAATTATTCAATCATATTTAAGATGGCTTTTTAGTGAAAAATATGGATACGGTGGTAAAATTGATTGGGAAAATATTCAATGCCCATGGACAATAAATGATAAATTTTTAGAAGGTTTATCTGATAAATATTTTCCATATGAAGATTTTTCTGAAGGTTCAGTTTTAAGAGATTTACTTCCAAACATTAAAAAATTTGCTATTAATTGTGATGAAAATTATTATAATATGAAAGGAAGTTGTATGGCTGTAAAATATCTTTTAACAACTTTAATAAATCTTCCGATAGATCAATGTGATGTACAAACTGGAAGCCCAGGTTTTATGATAGTCCGGGCAAATGTTCCAGAAAAATATAAACCATTTTTAAATAGATCAGTATATCCAGCAGGAACTTATATCTTATACGAAACTCCATGATAAGTAAAATAATGATGTTTGCGATGTCTATCGCATCACGTGGAAAAGATAATAATAAAATAAATGATGATGTAAAGAAACTGAGATATGTTTCTTGTTTTGGAATAGGTAATCCAAAACCATGCTCTAATCTTAAAAAAAGCGACAAATCAAATTTTTATTACTGTGGTGGATGTGGTTGTGGTGACCATAGCCACACATGGCTTTTAAGAGAACATGGAACATATTCTAAGCTAGATTATCCATATTTAAACTGCCCTTTAAAAATGCCAGGGTTTTCAAACTATGATCCAAACTCTCCAGAACAAGATTTGCATAGAAAAAAACAAATTGAAAATTTGCCACCTGAGATTGTTCAAAGAGTAAATCTTACAGTATCTGTAAATAAACAAAAACAAGATATGTTTGATGCTATAAATAAAATTATTGAAAATTCATAAATAATTTTATGGCGGCAACAACTAGACAACAATTTATCGACTATTGTTTTAGAAACTTGGGTGCTCCTGTAATACAGGTAAATATAGATCCACAACAAGCACAGGATCGTTTAGATGAAGCATTAGAGTATATGTTTGAAAGACACTTTGATTTTAATCAAAGGGCTTTGTTTTTATACACTATGACTTCTGATGATATTAACAGAAGATATTTTGATACCACTACATTTGGTAGTGCTGTTGGTGCCCAACCAAGATATGACCCATCTACTGGTATTACTGGTGATTGGCCACAAGCAACTGACATTAGAACTATTACAAAAGTTTATACACCATCAGATGTTTCTGGGTCTTATATGTTTGATTTGAGATATCAATTAACTTTATTTGATTTCTTTGGTTTGTATTTCAATCAAGGAGCTTTGAATAGTGGACCAATGGCATCCTATATGGAATCCATGAGTTATTTAAAAATGGTTAATGATGTATTTAATTATCCACCTGCCTATACATACACCAGAACAACTGATCGTCTTACATTAGATCTAGATTGGACTCGATTGGTTCCTGGATCATATCTTTTGGTTGAATCCTATGTTCAAATTGATCCAAATCAATATCAAAAAGTTTGGCAAGATAGAGTATTTAAAAAGTATTACACAGCATTATTAAAGAAACAATGGGCACAAAATTTAATGAAGTTTGCTGGGGTGCCATTGCCTGGTGGCGCCCAATTAAATTCTGCAGCCATAATGGCTGAAGCATTGAATGAACTAAATCAAATCGAAATAACGCTAACAAAAACACAAGAATTGCCACCAGATCCAATGATAGGATAACATTTGAAAAATCCGTATTTTCAAAATTATGAGCCAGAACAAGATTTAGTAGAAGGAATAACAATTGAAATTATTCAAGCTACTGGAGTTGACTGCTATTATATTCCTAGAGACTATCTTTCAATAGATAAAATATTTGGAGAAGATCCTGGTTCCTACTTTGACAATGCATATGTTTTAGAAATGTATTTACAATCATTTAAAGGGTTTGAAGGAAACGATGTTATCACTCAGTTTGGTTTGGAAATCAAAGATAAAGTAAATTTAGTTTTTGCTAGAAAAAGATTTAAACAAGAAGTTACAAATAAAAATTCAGCACTAACGAGACCTCGTGAAGGAGATTTGATTTATTTTCCACCATCAAAGTCATTGTTTGAAATAAACTTTGTAGAACATGAAAATCCATTTTATCCACTGGGAAGATTGTATTCATATTTTATAACAGCTGAACTCTTTACTTACAGTTACGAAAAACTTTCTACTTCTATAAATGCCGTTGATCAGCTTGTAAATAATACTAGAGGATTCTCTGGAAGTACAATAATTCCATTGAATAACGGACTTGGGACTACTGCTGGCGTAAATGATGTTCTTCAAACTGAAGCTGCGGGGTACACATTTGATCCGAATAATCCATTTATTGATTGCGAGTAATAAACTATGTTTGATCAATTTTATAACAAAAGCTTAAGAAAACTTGTAGTCGGATTTGGAACATTATTTAATAATATTAATGTTAGTCACCAAAACCCAGATAATCCAAATGATCCTTTGGAAATACGAGTTCCAATAACTTATGCACCCCAAGAAAAATTTATTAGAAGGTTGTTGGAACCATCATCTATTACTGACACCACTAGAATTGAAAATCAACTTCCAAGATTAAGTTATATAATGACAACTGTGGTTCCTGATTCTACACGAAGAAGATCAAAATTTATGCCTTTATTTTCTTCAAACCAATCAGGAGGTCAATGTTCCTCTACAGGAAATGTTATTAATGAACAAGTTCCTGTAAATGTTGGTTTTAGTTTATATGTTTATACACGACATATTGATGATACCTTGCAGATTATAGAACAAATAATTCCATATTTCAATCCAGATCATATCGTTGAATTGGATTTAAATGATGCTCAGACAAATGTAAGAATACCAATAATAATGACCAGCAGTAATATATCTGAGAGATTTGATGGAGATTTTGGTTCTAGAAGAGTAAATATTTCTTCTATATCTTTTATAGCTAAGAGTTACATATATGGAAAGGTTACGCCATCAGTTAGTACAATTACTTCTACTGATTTGGATTTTGATTTTAATAATGCTTAATAAAAATTTAACAAACTTTTTTAATTTGCCGGATGAAAAAGAATCTAAAGTTTCTAAAGATGTTGCGGGGGGGACATTTGATTTAGGAAATTTTCAAAAAGATTATGAATCTGTTCAATTAAATTTAAAAGATTTAATACAAAATGGAAATGTTGCTTTAGAAAGTGCCCTTAAAGTTGCAACAGAATCAGATTCCCCAAGAGCTTTTGAGGTAGTTGCAATACTCTTAAAAACAATGGCAGATTTGAATAATAATGTTTTGGATGTTCATAAAAAAGCAAAAGCAACAACAGCAGATATAAAAACGTCAATTAAACAAACCAACAATGCAGTTTTTGTTGGATCAACCAAAGATCTTCAAAATCTGTTAAATAAAGAAAGAAGCACTGAAAAAGAAGTGATTGAAGCTGAGGTTGTAAAAGATGGCTCAAAGCAATAACCAAGGTTATAGAAATAATCCAAAACTAAAGCATCCCGGTATTCAGTTAAATTATACTGAAGAAGAATTAAAAGAATACGTAAAATGTTCAAAAGATCCGGTTTATTTTTGTAGTAAATATGTAAAAGTTAAAACTCTAGACAGAGGAGTTATGCCCTTTGAACTATACGATTATCAGCAACGATTTGTAAAGACAATTCATGAAAATAGATTTACTATTTCAAAATGGCCTCGCCAATCAGGTAAATCTACATCAGTTATTGGTTACATTACACATTATGTGACCTTTAATCAGTCAGTAAGCTGTGCAATTCTGGCTAACAAGTTAAAAACTGCAAAAGATGAATTATTTGCTAAACTTCAATTAGCATATGAGAACTTACCACATTTTCTTCAACAGGGCGTGGTAGAATGGAACAAGACAAGCTTTAAACTGGAAAATGGGTCTAGAGTGGTCTGCGACGCAACATCGTCCTCGGCCATTCGTGGTGGCTCCTATAACCTTCTACTTTTGGACGAATACGCCTTCTTGCCTTCCCATATAGCAGAAGAATTTTATTCATCAACATACCCAACAATTTCAGCGGGTTTGACCACAAAACTTATTATTGTATCCACTCCAAATGGAATGAATCATTTTCATAAACTTTGGATTGATGCAAATAGAGCAGAAGGGCATAAATTAAAAAATAAATTTGTGCCTATTGAGGTATCTTGGAGAGATGTCCCTATAACTCCCGGTGGCCCACGCAGAGATGACGTATGGGCAGCTGAACAGATAGCAAATACAAGCGAAGAACAATTTCAACAAGAATATGGTTGTAGCTTTCTTGGTTCATCTAATACTTTAATTTCTTCAACAAAATTAAATGTATTGGCTCCAGAAGAATTTTTGTCTGAAGATAAAGAAGGCATAAGAACATTTAGAGAACCAAATAAAGATGATGTGTATTTTTTAATGGCTGACGTTTCTCGTGGCCAAGGGTCCGATTATTCAGCAATAACAGTAATAAATGGTAGCAAAACACCATATGAAGTTGTGGCTACATATAGAAACAATACAGTTAGTCCATTTCATTTCCCAACAATTATAAAAAATATTGCCGAAAAATATAATGGTGCTTATGTATTGGTTGAAACTAATGACATTGGTGGTCAAGTAGCAAATATTTTATATAATGATCTTGAATATGAAAATCTTTTAATGACCATCATTAAAGGAAGAAAGGGGCAAATTTTATCTCAAGGATTTGCAAGCAACCGTAGTGAATTTGGACTTAGAACCACTGCCCAAACAAAAAAACTAGGTTGTTCTATTTTAAAAAGGTTAATCGAAGAAGATAAAATTTTAATAAATGACGATAGGGTCATACAAGAATTAATGACTTTTGTGTCCAAATCTAATACTTTTAAAGCTGATGACGGGCACAATGATGATCTAGTAATGACTTTGGTGTTCTTTGCTTGGCTTTGTAGACAAGAATATTTTCCAGATTTAATTGAATCAGGAAAATTAAATTTTGAAGAAGCAAAAAATGCAGAAGAAGATAATACTTTGTTTATGTTAAACCCACTTGACGACGAAGATAAATACTCCGATGGAGAGGTTGTATGGTATCCTGCATAAAATTCTAAATATTTTTATTACAAGGTAAACGAATGCCAACATTAAATTCTTTTATTTCCCCTTCAATCTTTAGCACCGAAAGTACTACAAATCCTTTATATGCAGGTATGATCGCAGGAGCAACTTATGCGATCCCAACATTTACTGGTGCCAGCGGTGCCGCCTCAAACGATCCTGGTGGCCTTTATGGCTGGTTGATGTATAGCAGAACCCAATTGGCAAACCCAGTTCGTGGTACCACTAGCGAAACATATATTGAATATTCAGACTATAATAGCTTTATAAACGATTTAAATCTTTTAAGTGGTATAACTTATTGCTTAGTCTCAAGGACAACCGAAGGCGGTACACAAGGTTTCTTT